TTTCATGGATTTACTGCAAGTTGGGACGAACATCCAGACAGAGATGAGAAATGGAAACAGGAAGAACTTGGTCGTATAGGTGAAGAACGATTTAGACGTGAGTATGGTTGTGAATTTTTAGTATTTGATGAAACTTTAGTAAACAGTATTGTACTATCTACTTTAGAAGGTGTTGAACCTAAATTGAATATGGGACAAACAAGATGGTATAAAAAAATGGATCCACAAAAAACATATGTGGTTGCTTTGGATCCTGCCATGGGCACTGGTGGAGACAATGCCGCTATACAGGTTTTAGAATTACCTACTTTTGAACAAGTGGCTGAATGGAAACACAATACAACACCTGTGCCACAACAAGTAAGAATCCTTAAAGACATTTGCAATCACATCAAAGATGAAACTCAAACCTCAGGAAATAATATCTATTGGAGTGTTGAAAATAATACAATAGGAGAATCAGCCTTACTAGTAATTAATGACTTTGGTGAAGATCAGATTCCAGGTATGTTTGTTAGTGAACCTATAAGGAAAGGTCACATTAGAAAGTTTAGAAAAGGATTCAACACCACTCACAAAACAAAAATTAGTGCCTGTTCAAGACTGAAAAACATGATTGAAAAAGGCAAATTAAAAATTTACAGTAAGCCACTCATAAGTGAATTGAAATCCTTTATTGCATCTGGGTCCTCGTACAAAGCAAAGTCAGGAGAGCATGATGACCTAGTGAGTGCAATGCTGTTGGCAATGCGTATAATTGCTGTATTGAAGGATTGGGATCCTAAAGTTTACACATCTTTTAGTCAAGCAGACGAAGACACTGCTGACAAGGTAATGCCAATGCCTATATTTGTAAGCCATTAACAGATAAATACCTTATATGAACCTAAGTATTATAGCAAAAGACCTTTTTAACAAGATCAGAGGCCAATTTCCTTCGGTCCAGTTGGGAGATTCTCAGGGTACAATCACTAAAAAACCTGAAGAAGCGAGGTTTTTTGACTTCGATTTTAACCATGGTGGAAATACGCTTGGAAAGGTAAGTATTAGTATAAGTGAAGAAGACGGACTAGTTGTATTACACAATAAAGACTTCACAGAAGGCACAGACGAGGCAGGAAAAAATGCTTGGTACAGTTTCTTAAAAGAAATGGGCCAATTTGCGAAAGCAAGAGTGCTTGGCTTTGATACTAGAGATATAACAAAAAGTAATCTTGAAAAGCGTGATTACGACTTTTTAGGAAAAGACAAAGAGGTAGAACAAGTGAGCGAATCAAATTTATATGGAACAACAAAAACAAGTTTTCAATCTGTAGGTGAAGCACGTTTAGTGATTAAACATTCAGCACCAGTGGACCAAACAGTCGCAGGTGGCAGATCTCACAAAATAGAATCTATCTTTATTGAATCAAGTGCAGGTGAAAGATTCAAATATCCAATTAAACATTTAAATGGTGCAAGAGCAATGGCACGTCACGTGTCAGAAGGTGGCAATCCATTTGATGCATTTGGAAAACACATAATTGGTTTATCAGAAGAATTAAGCAAATTGAGATCATTCAAAACTTACATTAACAGATCCAATGTGATGGCAGAAGGCTTGAAAGAATATCAATCAATTGTTGATGAAAGAATTGACACAATCAAAAATGAATGTCAAAAATTACAAAGAGCAACTGCATACAAAGAAACATTTGAAAATTTCAAAGAATCAACATTAGAAGAAGTTCCAGAAGACATCAAAAAAAATTGGATAGACGAATTAACAATTAAAACATTCAAAGAAGAATTACAAGATGTATTTCCATACATATACAAATTAATTTCAGAAAAAACTGCAATACAATCACTAGACCCTGAATCATTCGAAGCACATGGTTATCAAGGTGGCACTGAACCTAGAAAATATGAATACGATTTAGCAGGAGACTATGAACCTGAAAAAGCAGTTACAGATAAAGATGCAATGGATGTAAAAGCACTGTTAAACAAAGCAGGCATTGAAGCAGATGTGCAACCAAACGAAATGCGTTATCAAGGAATTGTTATCCACACAGATGCTCCAAGAGATGCAGTAGAAAAAGTTTTAGGTGGCATGATAGAAACTTTAAACACAGCAGATTCATTCAACGAATTCGAAGATGCAATGGAATCTATTGTTGCAGAAGACAATGAATTATTTTCAAATGATCCAGAAGAAAAAGATCAAGCAATCAAAAGATTAAATGCATTAATGGCAAAACATTTTCCTGTAGGTGTGAACGGCACAAACGGAATTGAAAGTTTAGCAGGTATAATTGATGATGAAGAATTCAATGATTCTATCAGAAATGCAAGTAAAGAAAACAGCGATGCTTGTTTGCGTCCAATGATTATGGATTATGTGATGAAAAAAGATCCACAAGTAGCAACAAGATTAGACACAGGTGACATGGACAATGAACCTAAAAATGAAGAAAAAGGCAAAAGGTCAGGTGTAGAACTAACTCCAGAACTGAAAGAAAAAGTTCAAGCATGGTGGGACAAGTATTCAAAATACGAAGGTGGCAATGGTAACACAATGCCGGAAGGTTATTTAGATTATGCTCTAGACTCAGGCATAGGCACAGATGCTTTCAATGTTGACGAATATATGAAAGTTTCAAAAGAAATGGGCATGGACGATGAGGATAGCGACGCTGAAACTGAAATGGATCAAGAAGAATTAATGAACAGGATGCCAATCACAAAAGCAATGTTTGATGAAATTGCAGACATCACAGGTAAACCAAGCATAGAAGATAGTGCCAACATAGTACAGGATGTTGTAAAACATTTTGTTGACAGAGAAGCAATAACATTTGAAGACATCAAACCTTATGTGTCAATGTACAAAGGTGACGATGGCAAGATTGTGTATGATGTATTAGACAAAGATGGTAAGTCAGTTCAAAAATTTGATAAAGCCAACGCGGCAATGAAATTTTTACACGCAAATTTTGATGAATTAAGATACGGTTCAAAAGAAAAAGAAGCAATGGCAGATCCAGAAGGCAATCCACAACACGGTGATGAATCGAAAGAAATAGCACTTGACCAATGGAACAATATGTCTAAAGAAGAAAAAGAAGAATATGGTAGTTTTGGAGCATATTTGAAATCAGACGATTTCCAAGCACATCTTGATCATTTAAGAAGTAAATTCGAAAAAACGGATGATGTTGTAACAGATAAATCCACAGAAGTAGAAGAATTTGTAAAAAGTTTCTACGATTACACAAACAATCAATTTCCAAAAGGTGAAACAGCAGTTATCACAGCAGTAGAAAAGAAGTTTGGTGACGCTCAAATCAAAACAGCACAGGAAGCCATTGCTAAATTAATGTCTGACAAAGATCCTAAAATGAGCAGAATTAAAAAATTGGCAGGCGTCCAGTAATAAACTTTACCATTTCCGATTGACTAAATAATAATATTAGTATATATTTGACAATATGTTTGTCTTGTGCTATACTAATATAAACAGGCACATAATAATAACAGGCAATATAGGAGGCTAAACATTATGGCAACACTAGCAGAGATAAGAGCAAAACTGAAAGAACAAGAAACAAAGTCAGGTGGCTCTTCAAGAACAGGCGGAGACAACGCCATTTACCCATTTTGGAATCTAAAAGAAGGAGAACAGGCAACTGTTCGTTTCTTGCCAGATGGCGATAAAGAAAACACTTTTTTCTGGAAAGAGAGATTGATGATCAAACTTCCTTTCGCAGGAGTAAAAGGTGACACTGATTCAAGACCAACAACAGTACAAGTTCCATGTATGGAAATGTATGGTGAAACTTGTCCAATACTTTCTGAAGTAAGAGGTTGGTTCAAGGATCCTAAATTAGAGGACATGGGAAGAAAATATTGGAAGAAAAGAAGTTATATCTTCCAAGGTTTTGTGAAAGATGATCCACTTAATGAAGAAAACACTCCAGAGAATCCAGTAAGAAGATTCATAATTGGTCCACAAATATTCCAAATAATTAAAGGAGCATTGATGGATCCAGATATGGAAGATCTTCCAACAGACTCAACAAACGGTGTTGACTTCAGAATAATCAAAACATCAAAAGGTGGTTATGCTGATTATTCAACATCAACATGGTCAAGAAAATCAAGACCTTTAACTGAAGAAGAAAACAAAGCGATCGAATCCAATGGTCTATTTGACTTGAATGGTTTCCTTCCTAAAAAACCTTCTGAAGTAGAAGTCAAGGTAATGAAAGAGATGTTTGAGGCATCAGTTGACGGCGAAGCATATGATCAAGAAAAATTTGGTCAATACTTTAGACCAGCAGGTGCTAGTTCAAGAACAGGCGATCCAGTTACTCCAAAAGCAGAAACACCTGCTCCGGAAGTAAAAGCGGCACCAGTCACTGAAACTAAGACTCAAGAAGCACCAAAGCCTGCTACAGATGATAATAAATCAGGTAGTAAAGCAGAGGACATCTTGGCGATGATAAGAGCAAGACAACAAAAATAAAGAAGTATGTGTGGGGAGGCAACTCCCCACTAAACTTAAAGGGAAAATATTATGGTAAAGGCATTTGACGTAAGTAAATTTAGAAAAAGTTTAACAAAATCAATTACTGGCATGAGTTCAGGATTTCATGATCCAACAGATTGGATTTCAACAGGAAATTTTGCACTTAACTATCTAGTAAGTGGAGATTTCAACAAAGGTATACCACTAGGCAAAGTTACTGTGTTTGCAGGTGAATCTGGTTCTGGTAAATCTTATATTTGTGCAGGTAACATTGTAAAAGCGGCACAGGATCAAGGTATATTTGTTGTATTAATAGATTCAGAAAACGCATTAGATGAACAATGGTTACACGCATTAGGCGTAGATACAGATGAAAAAAAATTATTAAAACTTAATATGTCAATGATTGATGACGTTGCAAAAACTGTTTCAACATTTATGACAGATTATAAAGCAATGAGTGAAGAAGACAGGCCAAAAGTATTGTTTGTAATTGATTCTTTAGGTATGTTGTTGACTCCAACAGACGTTGATCAGTTTGGTAAAGGTGATATGAAAGGTGACATGGGTAGAAAACCTAAGGCTCTTACAGCACTTGTTAGAAACTGTGTTAATATGTTTGGCAGTCACAATGTAGGACTTGTTGCAACAAACCATACATATGCATCGCAAGATATGTTTGATCCAGATGATAAAATTTCCGGTGGACAAGGATTTATCTATGCATCAAGTATTGTGGTTGCTATGCGTAAATTAAAATTAAAAGAAGATGAAGATGGTAACAAAACAACTGATGTAAAAGGTATAAGAGCGGCTTGTAAAGTTATGAAGACAAGATTTAACAAACCGTTTGAAGGTGTACAAGTAAAGATTCCATATGAAACTGGAATGAATCCTTACTCAGGTCTTGTAGATTTGTTCGAGAAAAAAGGCATCTTAAGTAAAGACGGCAACAGACTTAAATATGTTGATTCCAAAAAAACGGAACACAAAGAATATAGAAGAGTTTGGGAACAAGGTGGCGAATTGCTAGACAATATAATGAAAGATTTTAGCAATTTAGAACCGATTGAAGACAAAGAAACTGTAAAAGTAGAGGAGTAAGATGTTATCTGGAAGTCAAGTTGTGGAACTATGGACATTCTTTAAAGAGTACATAGATAGAAAACAACCGATGGATGTTATTGCGGAAAAATTTGTAGACTTACTGGTGGATCACGGAGCAGAAGATGATGATTTAAAAGACGCTCTTGGAGCCGACGATGATTTAGACAAAGCAATCACATACTGTTTAGAAATCGGAGAATCAGAAGACGAGGATTATTAATGTCAGGATGGTATCAAAAAATAGCGAAAGACATCAGTGCTATTCCTGATGCCATTAAACATTATGAAGACGAGTTGCAACAAGCACGTTACGAAATAAAAATAAAAGGCAATGTTGAAAAAGCGTCAGCAGATATGCCTGGCATTGTAGAACAAAGATTCAATCAACTGCAAGAAATTGAAGCCATTTTGCAATACATGAACATAGAGTTGCGTAGACTACGTTCAAAACATTTCAAAAAATATTTAGAAAATTATCAAAGAGCACTATCCAGCAGAGATGTTGAAAAATATGTTGACGGTGAAGATGATGTTGTTGATTATGAAAAGATAATCAACGAATTTGCATTGTTAAGAAACAAATGGCTAGGAATTACAAAAGGACTAGACCAAAAGCAATGGCAAATCACAAACATTGTTAAACTAAGAGTTGCTGGAATGGAAGACGCTTCTATATAAAGCACACCAAAAATTTAATCCAATAAATATTCAAAATATGTCTTTAAAAATTCCAACATACGTCATAACCATGATGGGTGAATCATTTAGTGAATCACTGGCACAAGAAACTTTAGAATCACTTGGAAAATTCGGTGAAAAAGGTGAAAAATTTCCTGCCACATATGGAAGTGATGTTGATACACATTGGGTAGAACATGATTTAAAAAAATTTAAGATTGGACAAAAATTTAAAACATTAAACCCAGGATTAATTGGCTGTCTTCTGTCCCATTTAAGATTGTGGAAATTATGTAGAGAAAAAAATCAGCCTTTTTTAATTTTAGAACATGATGCAGTACAACTGCGTGATATTCCAGAATATTTTTTGAATAAATTCGATGATGTATTACATCTTGATAGGTACAGTAGGTTAGTGCAAGATTACAATGCTCATTGTGAAACAAATCGAGGAGAAGGAATACACAATCACTGTGACAGTATACCTGATTTATCTGGTACAGAATTATTAAACAAAACAAGTATAAAAGGCAGTCATAGTTACATTATCACACCTATAGGAGCAAATAAAATGATTGATTATGTGTGGGCCAAAGGTGCATTAAGTCCTGACGTTGCTCTAAATTCAGTTGCTGTAAATTTAAAATACACAGACACGAGTTATTTTAGAATAAATGAAAAATACTGGATAAACAGGAAAGGAAGAAGTGCAAATAGTTTTTGCAGACCAAAAAAATATAAAAAAGATCAATTAAAATATTACTAATGATTTTCGATAAACAAATTATACAAGGTGACAAACCAGAAAACAAACAATGCATAATTTATTTCAGTTGTGATCCACAATACTGGGCAGAACACGGACAATACCTTGCAAGGAGCACTTTATACTACAATGGCAAACAAAGTCATATTCATGTCCACATGATTTATGAAGAAGGTGAAGAACATTCCTATAAACATCTCATTAAAAATGCAAGTATCACATATACATTCGAAAGACACCCTAAAGGTTTTTATGATCAGTTTGAATTAAACAAAGAACATCCTGTTTTTGCAAGAGGTCCTGAAATTTGTCAAACAAATAACGATTATGATTTGAAAAGAAAAATTTATTTGTCAAGTGCAAGATTTATGTTGATGAATAAACTTTTTGATCACTATCAACACGTGTTGCAAATAGATGCAGATGGTATATGTCGTAATACTTTTGCTATACACGATTTTAAACGAATTACTAGACAACCTTGTGCTATGAGAAAGCCAAAAGATCCTTCAGTTTATATTGCAAGTTGTATTTCTCCTGGCATAGGTGCTGAAGGAAGTGAATTTAAGACTGAACTTGCAAATAAAATGATAGACGCTTTTAAGAAACCAATATATTGGTTTATTGATCAACACGTGCTTAAAGATATTTTAGATAAAAGAAATTTTGAGTCGATTCCTTACCATTGGAACAGTTGGGGACTAAAATCTGGAGGAGAAGTTTTTAGCACAGCAAAAGGAAAAAAGAAATATGGTCACAGATATAAAAATTTAAAGTACACTTGGTTTACTGACAATGAAAAATTAAGATTTCACAAAAAACGAAACAAAAATTATGGAAAATCCTAAAGGATACATCATTTATTTGAAAAACCATGAATATTCTGTTCAATGGGCCAATGAAGCACTTGCATCAGGCAAAGCATTAGGTTGGAATCTTGAACTTTATGAAGGAGTTGATGGAACTAAACATAGTCTCGATGATTATGGTTTAAAAGTTTACCAATCGAGTAAA